CTGGCCTGCCCCTTACGGGGTCTTGTAGTCTGGTCTAAGGAATGCGCATTTCCAGCTCTTTAAGTCTCTCACCGGAAAACTCCGGCGGCTGGCACTTGGGAAGCAGGCAAGTGCTCACCAAGGTTCTTGAATGCGACTTGTATGGGTCTGCTGGCACAGTCTACCGTAATCTGCGGTGCAGGTTCGGACACAGAGGGGCCCGCGCGGGTTGTAGTGTTTTGTTGACACCGGCTGCACGACCAGCCTGCTCACCCTACACGTTTAGCCCATGTAATCCGTCCAGTATTCACCCTCCATTTGTATAGCGCCCGGGTGTAGAGGCGCGTGCCCACGGCTCAGATGCCGTTAGCGGGCACTGGAACCTGCGCCACCACAATCAGTGGGTTGGTGCAGTTTCCATTGAGAGTGACGCTGAAAGTGGCACTAACAGCGTTGGCGGTGAACGTCCAGGCCCCGGGTGTGGCTCCACTCGCCTGCTGCAAAGGATTGGTCTTCGCGGTACAGCCAGTCACAGCGGCGAACGCCACCGTGGTGTTTGAGTTGGCTGTCGCTACAAAACTGCAGTAGTACTCTCCCCCGATCACCAGCGGCGTGGCAGTGACGACAGCGCCAGCTGATGAGAGCTGCAATCCACCAGATGCAGCAGAGGATGTTGCAATCGTGTTGGCGGACGTGCCAGTCGCGCCACTGAGTATCCCCACACCATAGTTGGTAGATGTGAGGATGGGATTGCGCAGTCTCAGCGCGTACTCCACGTGCAGCTCCCCAACGGCCGTGTTGGCAGCCGTGCCTTGACATGCGACGTTGAGGACGCCCACATCATAGGTCTTAAGGTCCGTGTTGGCCGGTTGCGCACCAGGGCGAACAAAATGGGCATCGTTGAGGCGCTGGAGCATGGCGGGCGGAACCTCGAGACGCATGTTTTCACAAGGCATGCAATCATCATGAGGCTCACTGTCTTCCATCTGCTGCTTGTTGACCGGCGCTGGATCACTTGGGTCGCCGTCAAACCACATCATCACCTTCCCGGTTTGCCC